TAAAAGAGACAGAGCCAAGCGCTATGCTCAATCAGCAAACCACAAGCAAGGCGTTGCGCGTCGCAGATATTTTGAGAGAAACGCAAGAGTCGCAACCAGTGAAGGCGTTAAGGAATTACGCCGGCTACGACTTGAGGCACAGTTGCTATCTATCAATACTGGTGTGAAGCACGAGATCGACCACATCATACCTCTGGTCCATAGCCAGGTCTGCGGCCTGGATGTGCCAGGTAATGTACAGATCCTCACCAAGAGACAGAACCGGCGCAAGGCAGCCAGGTTCAATCAAGAGAAGCAGTCGAAGATTCAGCTGCGCTTAATAAAAAAGCCCCCCGAAGGGGGCCATGAGGGAAACCAGCGGGAGTGAGTGTTTCGCTGGAACATTTAGTCTACCACGGGCGTCGCGTCCAGGACACGCACTGACCTGCTTTTTCCTGGTGATCTTCTGATCCGATGCGCCGCCTCCAGTCGGCCCAGGGACAGAGTGATTGATCTCTTGTTGCCCAGGCCGATGCCTTCCATCATCTCTTCAAACGTCGGCGCGTATCCATTGGCGCTGACAAAGTCTCGAATAAACTCGAGCAGCTGCTGATCTCTACTCTCCATCTTTCCCCCTGATAAATTTGTGTGGGTCAATGTTGTCCCAAATGAATTTTTTCAACGCTTCAGTGTATGCGTCGTATGTCATTGTCAGAAACTCAGTCTGTTTTTCTGACGGCACAAACACTTCCTGGAACTCTTCTGGTTTGCCTTCAATCTCAATCGTCACTTTCATAACCATTTCCTCTTGATCCATTCGATGCCGCGCCGCACGTCCCATTTACTGTCGAGCATCACTGACTCAGACAGGACGCCTGTCTTCTCACCCAGGTTCCGACGTCTTGGCAGCTCATAGAGCTTACGATTGCGGCGAACCCAATGTTTGACAGAGTGCTCAGTCAAGCCCAGCTCAGCTGCAATCTTGGAGTACGGCGTCTCCTCTCGATACATGGCGATGATGATCTCGATCTGCTCTCTGCTCATAGCTCCTCCACCTTTAGCGTCTTGGCTCTCTCCCATCGCTCTTCAACAGCTGCGATCTCTTTGGTCTGCGCCGGCTTTGCTTTGATCCGCCGCACAGGCCAGGTGATCTTGTAGCGCCCAGCGTTACAAATGTTTGCGTCCTTCTCTTTCATGCTGTTCATAATGTCGAGCTGCAGATCAGCGACCAGGGCCTCATAAGATTTCAACTCGGTTCGCAAATGTGCTAACCGCTCGACCTTTTCTTGCAGCTCCTGGTCAGCATCCATCTCAACATTCTCAGGCGCGTCGCCTTTCATGTCGGCTGCCTCAGCTGCAGACATCGCCGGATACCAATCCTCATCACGCACACGCCGCTCAAAGTCGGAGCACGCCATGACAATTTTTTGCTGCATCTCTGGGTTAGCCTTGTACACATACAGGTACAACTCAACTCCCTGGTACAACGTCGCGATCACGCCCCACTGTGCGCCGGTGCAGAGCATTTGTCCTTGCAGCTGGATTGGTCCACGGTACGCAGCTGGTGTATCACTAGGCGCGACGCGAGTGAGCTTGGCCTCGAGCACACCAGGACCATCCAGGGTAATGCTGCCTTCCTGGTTCATAACATATATGTTACTGGCGACGTCCGTATTGATAACCAGGTTCTGCGCCATGGCACCACCATCAAGCGACGCCTGCAAAATATCTTTGTAGTTGTACGCCTCTGGATACTCGAGTTTCAGATCTGTCAGCCCTAAGCGCTCGGCTGCCCTGGTCAAGATAATATCCTCCAGGTCATTGCCCCAGTCTGCAGCCTCGCCGACCTGGATCTCATAGTGATGCACGCCTTCCTTCCTGGCGCGGATCGTTTGATTGAGCTCGTCGTTTGGCGTCGACCAGGGCGAGAAGCCCATGATGTTTGGAAGACGGCTCGCGCTCATCTTCTGGATTGTGGTGACTTTACCTACCATCTGTATAAATCCTCGTCTGTTAGTGCGACCTTGGTATCCATCTGCGCTTGGCAATACTCCCAGATACGCGCCGGTACGCTGTATGACTCCATGCCATCGACATCGAGCAGCTCCATGCCAGGCATCTCTTCAGTGTCGTTGAGCGACGTTTCGCTGAATCGAATGTCGTATTCATTCCCCTCAAACTCGACGCGCTGGTAATAGATCTTAATCATTTGACGCCGCCCTCCTCGATCAACTGCCAGTACAGCTGATGATTGATTCGAGCAGTGCGCCAGTGTCTGTCTCTGCCTTGCTGCATTAATCGGTAGATTTTTTCGCGGAAGACTGTCGCGTCCAAGTCCAGGACCTCAAATGCCCAGTCAGACTGGTCAGTTAAAAGAAAACGAAAAGCGCTCCTGGTTTCTATTGGCAGCTTGTTATATTTATCAGGCTTCAAGCCCAGGTCTTTGATTGCCAGGGCAACGACTGCTGCCCATAACTTTAATTCAGGTGAAGATGATCGCTCGCTCACCTCGAGCTCGAGTCGCTCGCTCATAATTTGAAATACCCCTCTGGAAAGATGCCGCGCTTGAACACACGGCGCAGTAGTTTATCGACTACAAACCCAACAAACATGACGCCCAGGTACATCCCAAAGAACAGGGCGACAAGGCCGGCTGCGTTAATAAAGTCCATAATCAATCCTCCGCCTTGATTAACATCTCAATGTGTTTGCGCTGGATCAAAACCTTAGCGCCATTCTCCATGCGGATCTTGATGCTGCCTGGTTTGATCTCAATGACGACACCAACCTGGCCGAACACTGTGTGAAGCACGTCGCCGTATTCAATTGTCATTGCTCGCGCTCCCAAATGATTAACACCTTGCCGATCACTTTGCTCTTGATGTCTCGGCAACAGATGTGGTCTAAGAAGTAAGCCTCGACCTCCTCGAAAGTGTCAAACTCAAGGCGCCGAACAACGGCGCCCCTCACAATAATCCGTTTCTCTTTCACGCTGCTGCCTCCTCAACAATCTCAACGCGTCCGTCGTAGTCCATACCAGTCTCAAATGGGACGTAGGCAATGTCTTTGTCGCGGCCAGTCTCAGTGCTGTCCACAGTCACCTCGATGGTGTAGCCGTCGTACAATGGCATCCCATACTTAGGGTGCATAATCATGCCCTTGGCAATCACACGGCCTTCAAGGTAGCAGGCGCGGGTGTATTGAAAGTCATAGGCGCGGATCACGTCGCCGACTTTTGCTAAGTTTTGGTATTTCATCTCACTCTCCTCCTGGGCGGCTCACGCCGCCACCTTCATAAATGCTTGTTCTTGCTCACGCTGGGCTTCATAGGCTGGGCTCTGAAACTCAACGAAGGCATGACAGTAGTAGTTCACGTCGAAGTAGTCGAACTGGATCTCGCTGCCGTCGTAGTTGAAGCGCAACCCGATCGCCCTGGCTTTCTCCTGGGCGTCGCGTAACTCCTCAGTCCAAACCATTGGGCGGTAGTCACGCTCGAAGTCTTTAGGATTTTCTCGAACAAACCGAAAACCGGCAGGCACCTCTTTGATGCCAATGTTTAAGCTCTGACCACCGGCGAATCGCTCGATGCGAACTGCGAACTTGAAGTCAGGCATCTCAGCCTTCAACATTTTGCGGACCTCTTTGGCAATGTCCTTGATGTCCATGCCAGCCTGGTAGTTGATTCCGTAACTGCGTTCGTACATGTCTCACTCTCCTTTCCGGGCCAGTCCCACACCGACCACACAGATAGAGTAAACAAACGTTTACCGAATTGCAAACCTTTTTGATTCCAAAGGATCAAGCAGCTGCTATAAGATTGCCCGAAACCTTGACGACATGAGGCGCAAATGGGTGCGATGAGCCGGCGCAAAGGCGCTGCTTTCGAGAGAGAGATCGCTAACAAGATCCGGGACAACCTGGGCTTTGATTGCAAACGAAACCTGGAGCAATACCAGCAGGGCGGTGACGATCTGTCGGGTGTGCCTGGTTGGAGTATCGAGTGTAAAAGGTACGCGACCTGCGTACCCTCAGACCTCAAGACATTCTGGCTGCAGTGTGAAGCACAAGCAGCTGCCAGGGAGTGTCGGCCCGTGTTAATCGTCAAGCAGGACAGGAAGCCTATCCAAGTTTTTGTGAACTGGATGGGACCTGGTCATGACTGCTATGAGCAGCATGACTTCAACAGCGTCGCAGAAATCAGTTTCGAGCTGTGGTGCGGCATCGTCAGAGAAACGCTCGAAGAGAGTGAGGAGAAATAGTATGAGTATGTTAGGACTGAGTGATTCAGCTGCGGAGTACGTCCGCTTCAAGCCATCGTTGAACCAGTGGTTAGTCGACGGCGAAGAGATCGAGCTCAAGGGTTTGTTGATCGATCCGGACAGTCTTAAGACTGGCTGGGGCAAAATCAGCGAAGGCGTCGCACCGGAATGGTCCTGGGATGAGCGTGCCGGAGTGCGTGGGCATCAACCATCACCAGATCACAAGCGCGGATTCAGCGTCATGGTTTACCTGAAGGACAGCGGCTGGCGTGAATGGACCACAACAGGCAGCGGCCCCAAGATGGGACTTGAAGCTGTATGGCCTGCAATCCATAACGGCGCAGCGAGCAACCAGGGCAAAGTTGCCAAGGTCAAATACAACGGCGCAATAGCGCAAGCGATCGGGAAAGGCCAGACCCGAGTGCCACAATTCGAGCTTGTCGGCTGGACCGATCGGCCAGAGGGTCAAGCAGCGCCAGCAGCTGCAGCGCCAGAACCAGTGTCAACACCCGCTCCCGAGCCGGCACCTGCACCCCAGCCGGCATCTTCATCGGACGATGAAACCTGGGAGTTTTGACGATTAGCCCCCGGCAACGGGGGCATTTTTTTAGGGTGCATTTATGAACAAGTATGCAGAACACATCGCTGAGGTAGCGCGAGATCTGTGGGGAGATGAGAACAAAAGATTATCCCACGGGTCAGAGTTGCGTTTCGGTAGCCAGGGATCGAAGAGTGTCGACACAGACAAAGGCACCTGGTTCGATCACGAGAGCCAGGAGTCTGGCGGCTTCACTGACCTATGCAAGATTGCCTATCCAGAAGCAAATGGACACATGGCCGACTTCCTGGAACAGAAGTTTCACATTGAAAAAGATCCTTCCTTTGCGTCGCAAAAACGCGATCAGATCACGACTTACGACTACATCGGTGACCACGGTGTCCTGGAGTACCAGGTCATTCGCACCGACTTTGCTGATGGCAGCAAAACATTTAGGCAGCAGCGACCCGACGGCAAAGGCGGCTGGATCAGGAACCTGAAGGATGTACGCAAGATTCCGTACAACCTGCCGGAGATCTTGCACCACAACAAGCGCGCCGTTTGGATTGTTGAAGGTGAGAAGTGTGTGGACCGGCTCAGAGAGATTGGGATCGTTGCCACAACGAACAATGGCGGCTCAGGCAACTGGACCGAAGAGCATAGCCAGTGGCTGAAAGATCGAAAGGTCGTTGTCGTCCCGGACAATGATGCAGCAGGAGAAAAGCACGCAGCCAAGGTGATCAACTCACTGGTCGGCGTCGCTGCAGATATCAAGCTGCTCGATCTAAGCCAGGAGCTGCCGAACAAGGGCGACATCGTTGACTGGTTAGCAGCAGGACAAACTAAAGAGGGCCTTATTGCGAAAGCCAGGGCCGCTAAATCGATCATCGAGCAGCTGCCGGACCCAGGGGAGATCGAGCAGGAAAAGCCTGCAGTTTTCGAGGTCATGCGGCTCAATGATCTGATGTCGATGCCGCCGATCAAATGGCTGACTAACTCACTGCTGACCAGGCATGGGTTTTCTGTCATGTATGGCCCGCCTGGATGCGGCAAGACATTTGTGGCGCTAGATATCGCGCTCAGTGTCGCTGCAGGCAGAGATTTTCACGACATGGCAACAGACCAGGGCGCAGTTTTATACATTGCAGGCGAGGGCGTCGGCGGTCTCGGCAAACGGGTGAAAGCCTGGATCAACAACCGGGGCGCAGGCTGTGTGGAGCACGAGCTGCCTTTTTATATCCTGCCGACTGCTGTGAACTTTGCCGGCTCAGGTGATGTGGAAAAGCTGCTTGCCACAATTGACGAACTTGAGAGCCAGAGTGGTCAGTTCAGCCTTGTGGTTATCGACACGGTGGCAAGAGCACTGCTAGGAGCTGACGAGAACAGCGCGACAGATATGGGTAAGTTTGTGAAGGCATGCGACACGATCAAAGAGCACACCAAGGCTGCAGTCCTGGGCATACACCACTCAGGTAAGGACGGCGGCAAAGGCATGCGTGGATCAAGCGCACTCCTGGGAGCTGTTGATACAAGCATTGCTGTGAAGAAATCAGTGGACGTCATCACGCTATCGACTGAGAAGCAGAAGGACGCCGAGCCAGCTGATGACATGTTGTTCAAGATGAATGTCGCGGAGGTCGGCTTGATTGCGGACGAGAGCAGCGTGTATTTATCGAAGTGCAGCGCCGATGAGATCAACGCGAACAAGGCGTCATTGAATGAGTCACAGATCAAGGCGATGAATTGTTTACGCGACGCAACTGACAAGAATGGACAGATCAATGTCGGCATCGCCAGGGACAGTTTCAACTATTGGTTGGCCGAAAAAGAAGAGCTGGACCCTACCGACGCGAAGGCAAAAGCGCGGCTGAGAATGGCCTGGAAACGCGCACTTGATGCGCTGTTAGAGGCGAACATCGTCTTGTTCGCGGTGGGCCAGAAAACTGCTACCTGGATGCAAGAAACGAACAGCAGCGAACAAGGAGCGAACAATGACTAACCCAGTGTTTATGCGGGTTTGCGGCTGGTGCGAACAAGAGCGAACAACGAACGAACAAAAAATGGCACAGCAAGACAATGCGAACGAACAGAACAGAACCCTTAGTTCTGTTCGCTGTTCGCGTTCGCGCAGGGGTGAGAGATGAGAGATTTAAGACCAGAAGAGAAAGCTGCTTATGAATCGTTTCATGCAGCTGAAACGCAAATGAATCGAAAATGGGGCTGGTATGCCTGGCAGAAGATGACGACTCCTGATCTAGCGGCGAAGTATTCAAAAGCCAGGCAGCGATACATGGACGCGATCGATGGCATTGGTGACCTGGTCAAATGCTGCGAGAACCTGAGCAAGGGGTTAAAGGTGATCGATCGGCAGCTGCTTGAAGAGCGAGCGCCGGACGATGTCTTTTACCTGACTGCCAGGATCAACAAAAAGAACTATTACTTTGTGTCGGATCAGATGGACATGCAGCGAGTGTTGCCATTGATGAAAGGTAAGGACCCGATCGTGTACACACTGGACGAGATCGTGACGATCATCCAGGCGGACAAAGTCGATGTAGCCGACGAAATCAAGAAGCAATTCCCTGGCGCATATGTCAGGTCAATCGAATTTAAGCACAACCAGGAGCAGCTAGATGACGAAATCCCCTTCTGAACCGAGGTTCCCGAAGGTCGGGGACTATCCGAAAGAGAAGCCAGCAACCAGGACATACTCTGTGCTGCCTGCTCGAGCGATCCAGGACGACAGTTTGTCTCACAACACGCTGAGAGTCCTGGGAGCGATCTGTATCCACACAAACGCCTACGGAATCTGTTGGCCGTCGCTGCTTACGTTAGCCAGGCATGTCAATGTTCGCGCCGAGACAGTATCCAGGCATGTACAAAAGCTCATCAAGGCTGGCTACATCAGGAAGCTGCAGCGAAAGGCGTACCCGATCCACATCAAGCGGAAGAGTCCTGGCATTACGAATCGATACCAGGTGCTGTTCAACGGTAACGATCCATTGCCAACTAAGGAGCAGTTCGAGGCGCCGCGCCCCAAGATCGTGGAGGAGCCAAGCCAACTTGCTGACAATGACGACAACAATAAAAGATCAGGGGGTCTGGGGGATGGAAAAACGGACTTTAGGAGTTTGGCGCATGCGTTCCGCGCCGGAGTCGAGAGGGCGTCAGGCGCCGTCAGGATGGCCGACAAATCACTGCAGACCGCGCAAATGCTGGGCTCACAAGGCGTGACAGCTGACGAGGTAAGGGATGCAGCGATCGCAATGACCAGGGAAAACCTGCGTCGAGGAGCGTCGCCGCCGATGACCCTGGAGCAGGTCGCAAAGTGGGCCAAGCTGTACAAGAATTAGCCAATTGAGCAAGAAATGAACAACAGTTATCCACAGATTGAGAATCGTCAATTAAAACAACGACTTACAAAAGGGCCGATGTCGCATAACTATATTTATGTTAAATCTTGTGCGCTGCACAACGCCGGACCCTGTGGATATCGACCTTCCCCCCTCCCCCGGGTGCCGCTTGTGTGTGGGGGCTCTCGCTCAAAATTTTTCCGGAATCCAACAGGAGAAGTAAGATGAAAGACATCATCAACCCAAACCACTACCAGCGCGACGGCATGGAGTGCATCGACGCAATTGAAGCAGCAGTGCAAAACCTATCCGGCGCAGAAGCCTACGCTACCGGCTCCGCAATCAAGTATCTGTGGCGCTGGAAAGAGAAAGGCGGCCTGGACGACCTCAACAAAGCCAAGTGGTTTATCCAGAGAATGGTTGATTATCTTGAAGAGATCGAATACCAAGAAGAGCTGCAAGCTGAGGCGTCGCTCATTGAGATTGCGAGAAAGTTATGACTAACAAGATGACAGTCCGCGAGGCGCGCAAAATCCTGGCAATCGGATCGGACGATGAGAAAGAGGCCGTCAAGCAGGAGCTGCAAGCGATCGCCGCGTCGAACATCACCGATGTGTTGCAGTGGACGCAAACAGGTGGCATGGCTCTGCTCAAAAGCTCTGACATACCAGTGCATGTGCAGAAGGCGATCAAGAAAGTTAAAGTCACGCCCAATCAGTACGGCAATGCGATCGAGGTCGAAATGCATGACAAGCTATCTGCATTGCGTGTCCTGGCGCGTTATCACGGGCTGCATGAGCCCAACAGTGATTCAGACAGCAGGCCAAGTATCCTGGGCATCAATTTGAAAGGCCCTGAAGTAACCACCTATGAGGTATTAGAAGATGGCGAGAGCGAAGCAAGCGACAGATCAGAGCCAGAGATCGACCCGACGCCGAAGAGCGACGACGGACAGGACAATCTCTTCTGAAGAAGCGCTCGGCGGTCTTAACCTAGATTTCTCTGGCGCGCCGACAACCTGGAAGTTCCTACATGACAATTCGTTTGTACGCGGATTGATGGGGCCGGTAGGTTCCGGTAAGTCATACGGCTGCGCTGCCGAAATCATGCTGCGCGCCGTGAAGCAGCCACCATCGCCGAAGGACGGCATACGATACTCACGGTTCGTGATCGTGCGGAACAGCTACCCTGAGCTGCGTACCACCACAATTAAGACATGGCTTGAGCTATTCCCAGAGAACATCTGGGGGCCGATGCGCTGGTCACCACCAATCAGTCACCACATCAAGCTACCTGCTCGCGGTGACGCAGCCGGTATCGACTGCGAAGTGATCTTCATGGCGCTCGATCAGCCGAAGGACGTCAGAAAGCTGCTGTCTCTCGAGCTCACTGGCGCCTGGGTCAACGAAGCCAGGGAAATGCCGTTGGCTGTCGTACAGGGGCTCACACACCGTGTCGGTCGTTATCCAACCAAAGGCAACGGCGGTTGTCCTTGGCGTGGCATCTGGATGGATACAAACCCGATGGATGATGACCACTGGTGGTATCGCCTGTCAGAAAAAGAGCCGGTGCGCGGCAAGTACAAGTGGGAGTTTTTTAAGCAGCCAGGCGGTGTGATCGAAACTAACCAAGATGACCCAGCTAGCATCCCTGCAGCGCGTAAGTTTTGGAAGGTGAACCCGCAGGCTGAGAACATCAACAACCTACCACCTGGCTATTACGATCAGCAGCTCGGCGGCAAGAACCTCGACTGGATTCGCTGTTATGCCGGCGGCGAGTATGTGTATGTGCAGGAAGGTCGGCCAGTGTGGCCGGAGTACGATGACTCGGTCATGTCGACAGACGAAATACAAATCGACCCAACGCTGCCAATCCACATCGGACTCGACTTTGGTTTGACGCCTGCGGCAGTCTTTGGTCAGCGAACAGCTGCTGGTGCCTGGCATATATTTAAGGAGATCGTCACCGACGACATGGGCCTTGAGCGATTCGGTCTGATTTTGCTAAACGAAATAAACGTAAATTATAGCAAAAACGATATATTGGTTTGGGGCGATCCAGCCGGCTCAAAGCGTGACGAAATCTTTGAGGTGACGGCGTTCGATCATCTCAGGACGATCGGTCTTAATGCCAGGCCGACAGCCAGTAACGACTTCCAGGTGCGCCGTGAAGCGGGAGCAATGCCTATGAACAGGTTTATTGATCGCAAGCCTGGGCTACAGGTACACAAGGATTGTCAGCGACTGCGTAAGTCATTGGCCGGCGGCTATCACTTCAAGCGGATCTCCGTCGGTGGTGGGCAGGAGCGATTCCGCGATGCGCCGAACAAGAACGAACACTCACACGTCGGCGATGCGTTTGGTTATCTCATGCTCGGTGGCGGTGAGCATCGAGTCATTACCAGGGGGTACGGCGGTCGCTATGGCTCTGCCGGTCCACAGCAATTCCAGGCAACGACGGATTTTGAATTATGGTAACTGCAGCAGAAATACACCGAATGATTAACATGAGGCATTTAGTGGTGCTGCCATTTGTTCCGCAGCATGTGGATCAAATCGGCCTTTCCTCTGACGACCAGCACATGTTCGCCTCGATCCCAGATATTCAAAATCGTTTAGAACATGTGTCAAAAGCAAAGACTGCCTGGACAATTTTTTATCGAGGCAAACCCGCGCTTGTCATGGGATTAGAATATAAATGGGATACAAATTATGAGGCTTGGCTGGTGCCTGGCGAATTATCAATTGAACACGGCGCACTTTTAACTCGCGGTGCGCGACGTTTTTTTGATAAGATTGGCGCCAAACTCGGTTTACTGCGCATGCAAATAGTGGTATGTGTCGATCGGGAAAAAGCGGTACAGTGGGCCAAGTTCTTGAAATTTGAGCGAGAAGGTTTGATGCGCCGCTACGGGCCGGAAGGAAAGGATTATTACATGTACGCGAGGACGTATTAATGGGCGGATTGTTTGGCGGCGGTGGGCCGAAAGCACCAGATACAAGCAAGCAGGAAGCGCTGCAGGAAAAGCAAGAGGCGCGTACTGCGCGCCAGGAAGCAGAAGAGCAGCGTCGCCTGGCAGCGCAGCAAAGAGCTCGCCGTACCGGCGGAACTCGATCGTTGCTTTCACCTGAGCGTGAAGATGCGCGCCGGGGTCTCTCAACGAAGCTAGGAGGATAGCATCATGGGTGGATTATTCGGCGGGGGCGGCAGTAAAGCAGCACCAGCGCCAAAACAACCAGAAGAAGCGAAGCAAGTGCAGAAGCCTGACACAGAACGTCGTGAGCAGGCAGCTGCTATGACCGCACGTCGTCGCGGAGCTGGCACAAGATCTTTACTATCTGCGCAGCGTGAAGGTGCGCAAACTGGACTATCAACTAAACTCGGAGGTGGGCAATGAGCCACGTTATATCTTTAAGTGTGGGCGATCAAAAGCCTGAAGTGACATCAGCATCTGGAACAACTTTGACAGCTGATGATATCGATATTGTGATTGACGACACGGCAGTCACAACGCCTGGTGAAGCAGTGCGTTTGCTTGAGTACGCGATTCGCTTTATCCAGGATAACGACTATCCATCAGCGTAATGCGTAAAGAGCATAAGAGCGAGACAGGTGGCCTGACTGAGGCGGGGAGGAGACACTTTGAGGCGAAGGAAGGTGGAAACCTACAGCGTCCTGTGTCTTCTGGCACTAACCCTCGCCGTGTATCTTTCGCTGCTCGGTTCGCTGCTCAGAATCATCCTATGAAAGACAAGGATGGCAAACCGACTCGTTATGCCCTGGCGCTAAAGAAGTGGGGATTCTCATCCCCTGCGCAAGCCAGGGCTTTTGCCAAGCGAAACAGACAGGAGGCGTGAGATGCCAATGACTAAGAAGGGCGACAAAATTATGTCTGCCATGAAGAAGAAGTACGGCAAGAAGAAGGGTGAGCAAGTCTTCTACGCGTCGGAAAAGAAAGGCACCATCAAAGGCGTCGAAAAGAAAGGATCATAACTATGGCACGCATCTCACCTGAAGAGGTCCTAAAACGCCACAAGAAGGCGGACGCCAGGAAAGAAGAGTGGCGCACGATTTATGAGGAGTGTTACGAATTTGCACTCCCGCAGCGAAACTTGTATGACGGCTACTACGAAGGCAAGACACCTGGTCAAAACAAAATGAACAGGGTCATGGATTCGACTGCGATCAATTCAACGCAGCGTTTTGCCAACCGCATCCAGTCAGCATTGTTCCCGCCTTATCGAGCCTGGTGTGAGCTGACGCCTGGTAACGAGATTCCTAAAGAGCGGCGCGGTGAGATTCGCGAAGCGCTTGAGGTTTACTCAGAGCGAATGTTTGATGTAATCCGGCAGACAAATTTTGACCTGGCTATCTCTGAGTTCTTGCTCGATCTCTGTGTTGGCACAGCCGTCATGCTTGTGCAGCCAGGTGATGATGATGCGCCAGTGCGCTTTATTCCTGTGCCGCAATACTTGGTTTCGCTTGAGGAAGGTCCATACGGTACGGTCGACAACGTGTATCGTCGGTTGCGTATTCGCGGCGAGGCGATCTCTCGCCAATGGCCTGACGCAGATATTCCGCAACGGCTGCAGGAGCAGATCGATCAAAAACCTGACCAGGAGATTGATCTGATTGAAGCGACGATATTCAATGTGGACGAGGACATCTTTTGTTACCACTTGATCTGGCCGAAGGATAAATCAGAGCTCGTGTACCGCACGATGACAATTTCGCCCTGGATCGTGGCGCGATTTATGAAGGTGCCTGGCGAAGTTTATGGCCGTGGCCCTCTGGTCACTGCCCTGCCAGACATCAAGACATTGAATAAAGTCGTTGAGCTGGTGTTGAAAAACGGATCGCTTGCAGTATCAGGCGTTTACACAGCAGCTGATGACGGGGTGCTAAACCCGCAAACAATCAAGATTACTCCAGGCGCCATCATTCCCGTGGCGCGTAACGGCGGACCACAAGGTGAGTCGCTGCGTCCATTACGCACAGGTGCGGATTTCAACGTCTCGCAGCTGGTGCGGAATGACCTGGTCACATCAATCAAGCGGATGTTGTACGACGATTCGTTGCCGCCAGACACTATGTCTGCGCGATCAGCGACTGAAATCGTGCAGCGGATGAAGGAGTTATCTCAGAACCTAGGCTCGGCATATGGGCGTTTGATTACTGAGGCAATGACTCCGCTTGTGCGTCGAATCCTGTACGTCATGGACGAAATGAACATTATCGATTTGCCTCTCGAGGTGAATGGATTACAGGTGAAGATTGTGCCAAATGCGCCTCTCGCCCAGGCTCAAAACATGGACGAGCTCGAGAAGGTTTTGCAGTTTGGTCAAATTGCCCAGCAATTCGGTATGCTCGGCCAGGTTGCCGTGAACCAGGAAGAAATGCTGGACTACATTGCAGTGAAGATGGGCGTACCTCAATCACTGCTCAATACACCAGAGCAGCGTGAAATTATTACGCAGCAAATGCAACAACAACAACAAGCAGCGATGCAATCACCAGAGGCACCAGCTGTTTAGGAGTGACATATGGAAGGATGGGATGGCCTGCGTGAAGCAGAAAACTATCACCTGAAAGACAGCCAGATATCGCAAGATGATGTCGATATTTCCTATGTGCGCTGCTTCTCTACGGAAGCAGGGCAGGAAGTTCTCGATCACCTCAAAGCAATGACATTGGATCAACCGTCCTGGTACCCAGGCGAAGATCCAAGTCACGGCTTTGCGCGTGAAGGCCAAAACAGTGTAGTGCGCGAAATCATGCGCCGAATTGAAAGAGGTAGAAACCTATGAGTGAAGACATGAGCGTAGCTGAAAGCACAGAATCAACAGAATCATCTGTTGAAGAATCTGGCTCCCTGCTGAATCCAGGCGCCGCAACTGAGGAAGCAGAGCAGCCGCAAGAAGACGGATCGGTTCCTCACCTGGTTACCGAGGATGAGCAACATGAAGCTGATGATGAAATCGATTGGGGCGATCGCCCTGATTGGATGCCAGAGCAGTTCTGGGACAAAGAAAACGGTCCAGCGCTTGAAGAGATGGCAAAATCGTACAATGAGTTGCGCGCCAAAATGTCAGCTGGCAAGCACAAGGCGCCAAAGGACGGCAAGTACGATATCTCAACATTAGTCGATCACGGCGTCGCAGATGACGATCCGCTGCTTGGAGACTTTAGAAGTTTTGCAGCAGACAACGGTTTGAGCCAGGATCAGTTCGATCAGATTGCGCAAATGCACTTGCAGCACATGAATGAGCTGTTCGAGCAGACTGAAACAAATCGAGAGGCGGAGCTCGCAAAGCTAGGTCCAAGAGGCGAAAAAGTAATTGCTGGATTGAACCAGTGGTTAAGCAAACTTGGTAATTCAGGTGCATTGTCATACGAAGAAGTTGACGCCCTGGCGTCGGCAATGGATCGCGCAGATCGTGTTAAAGCGCTGCAGAAGATCCGGGAAAGTTATGGAGAGCGATCAATTCCTGATACATCTATCCAGGAAGGCACTGGATACTCTAAAGATGACTTAATGTCGATGATGAATGATCCGCGTTATGGAAATGACATGGGCTTCACTAACGATGTCCAGAATAAATGGTACAAATTACACGGGGAAGGTTGACGCCCAGGGGCGCAAATTGCGCCCTTTTCCCTTGTTTCCACCCCCGCAAAATCTGATATATTCCTGCTAACCGACAACTCAGATTCCTGAGCCGGCGACCTGATTAATGCGGCCCTCACTGGATAACCGACACAGGTTTTACCCTTAAAAAATTTGTTTTGGAGAAAGTACAATGGCAGTACAAATTTCAAATGCCTTTGTTACCCTCTTTGACGCAGAGGTAAAACAGGCATACCAGGGACAACGTCTCCTGGCCGGTGTTACCCGCGAGCGCTCAGGGGTCGAAGGTTCTACAGTTAAGTTCCCTAAGATTGGTAAGGGATCAGCAACTATCCGCGTTCCACAGACAGATGTGACTCCACTCAACGTGTCCTACTCTCAGGTCACTGCGACAATGGAAGACTACATTGCTGCGGAATACTCAGACATTTTCAACCAGCAGAAAGTCAACTTTAACGATCGTCAAGAGCTCGTTCAGGTTGTATCTGGTGCGATTGCACGTCGCATGGATCAGATCGTGTTGGACGCATTAGACGCGTCAGGAACAACTGCGACTGTTTCTAACGACATTGGTGGAACAGACTCTAACCTCAACGTGACTAAGTTGCGTGAGACCAAGAACCTGCTCGACACAAACAACGTACCAATGGAAGGCCGCACAATTTTGCTTCACGCGAACAGCTTGCAAGCATTGTTAGGTGAAACTGAAGTTACATCTTCAGACTTCAACACAGTGCGCGCCCTGGTTACTGGCGAAATCAATACCTTCATGGGCTTCCGTTTCATCACTTTCGGTGATCGTGACGAAGGCGGCTTGCCGGTTGATGGATCAAGCGATCGTACTTTGTACGCGTTCCATCGCGACGCCGTAGGTCTTGGTATCGGCATGAACCAGACTTCACGCGTTGACTACATCCCAGAGAAGACTTCCTTCCTGGTTGCGTCAATGTTCTCAGCTGGTGCGGTAGCGATCGATGACGAAGGTATCGTCAAGATCACTTGCCGTGAATCATAAGGAGGATTAGATAATGGCTTTTGATAAGGCAAGTTTCCAGCCAATCGGCGGACAAGCAAAAGCAGGTAACGCTCCACAAATGTTTTCATATGTGGCTCCTACTGCTGACGCGATCGCAGACATCGACGACGAAGGTTACTTCAATGAAGTAGCTGACATCTTGAAAGTCGGCGACGTGGTCTATGTCTGGGACTCAAGCGTCCCAACAGCTAGCTTCTTGGTTGTACTATCAAACACAGGCACTGTGGTTGATACAGGTAATGCAACTGCATTAACTGTTACTGACACCTAAGATGGATGGCCCCCGCAAGGGGGCCGTTTCATAGGAGAGGCAAATGGCATCAGGTGATACCAAACTGTCCATCTGTTCGGACGCACTAATTCTTTTGGGGGCATCGCCTCTTTCGTCGTTTTCGGAAGGTACAGACTCAGCACAGATCTGTGACCGTCTTTATGATGATCTCAAGGATTCCCTGATCGCGGCCTACCCTTGGTCGTGGTCTTTCAAAAAAGTTCAATTAGCCAGGCTAACATCAACGCCTGTTAATGAATGGAAATATCAATATGGTTTGCCTGGCGATCGCATTGCCGGGGTACGCGCCGTTTATAGATCAACTCAAACTGGAGTAATGCCGATCCAGTATGGATGGGAAATCCAGGGTGACGCGCTCGATACGAGCGAAGAAGCTATCGTTGTTGATTATCAGTTTTCGCCAAACGAATCTGCGCTGCCAACCTATTTTGTGCAGCTGTTGAAGTATGCAATGGCAGCAGATATTGCCGAGACAGTCACAGACCAGCTCACAAAGGCAGAATATTTTGAACGCAAAGCGTTCGGATCTCCAGACGAGAACCGCCGTGGCGGATACTTCCGAGTAGCAACTACTATCGACGGGTCAACAAACTCGATCGAATCGATCGAGGATTACACGCTGATAGCCGTGAGGTCCTGATGAGTCGGGTTATCCAGGTTCAAACAAACTTCACGTCGGGCGAGCTTGATCCAAAGCTGCGCGCTCGTATCGATCTGCAGCAATATTACAACGGCATGGAGACAGCACAGAATGTTGTCGTGCAGCCACAAGGCGGATTTGTTCGCCGCGACGGCACTAAATTTCTAACTGAATTGCCGGCGTCTGCAGCGAATGGTGTGCGTTTTGTACACTTTGAGTTCTCGATCAACGACAGTTATATGTTAATTTTTGTCGATGAGCGTATGTATGTCTTCAAAGACGGCGTGCTGATTACAGACATTAACGGCTCTGGCGACGACTACCTAGACGTCCCCAAAATCACATCGTCCGTTATCCCAACTATGTGCTGGGCTCAGTCAGCTGATACTTTAATTATTTGCCAGGAAACAATGATTCCTCAGCGCATATTGCGCGGCGCGACTGATGCGTCCTGGACGATTTCTGACCTAGCGTTTGACTTTATACCCAAGTTTGCATACACGCTGACTGCATTTAACGGAAAAGGTAATATCACGCCTGACGCGCCAGACGGCAATATCACGTTTACATCTGATTACACTGCAGTCACAGGAACAGCTCAGGCTGGAGCAGCATCTACCATTACCCTGGCAGCGGGCGCTTCTGCTACTGATGATGAGTACAATAACCTGTACATTTTAATCACAGGCGGCACCGGATCTGGTCAGACTCGATTAATTACTGATTATGTCGGATCGACTAAAATCGCAACGGTAGATTCGGCTTGGGACACGCAGCCAGACGCAACAAGCACTTATTCAATACAGTCATTCAGCGAAAGTTTGCTAAACCAATACATCAATATCACGCCACAAGGGCGTGTGCGTGTTGTCGAATATGTTAGCGCAACGTCTATCAAAGCTATTTCTGAAGTGCCTTTGTTCGATGACAGTCAGATTGATGAGGGTAACTGGGAGGTAGAATCAGGTTACGAAGACACCTGGTCTGTCACTAGAGGATGGCCTCGAGCAGCTGTTTTTTATGAAGGGCGGTTGTACTTTGGCGGCGCGTCGTCAAGACCGTCGACTATCTGGGGCAGCCGCGTAGGGCAGTTTTTCAATTTTGATCCAGGCGAATCATTCGATGATGCTGCTCTCGAGGCGACCCTGGACACCGGCAGATTCAACGCAGTCGTTGATATGTATGCTGGTCGCAACTTGCAAATATTTACGACAGGAGCTGAGTTCTATATTCCTCAGACACTAGGTGACCCAATTACACCCGCGACGCTTGCAGTTCAAGAGCAAACATCAAACGGCGTGCGCCCTGGTATCAGAGTAGTCAACGTCGATGGAGCAACAGTATTTGTGCAGCGCCAGGGCAAGGCTTTGGCAGAGTTTGTTTTTAGCGACACAGTTAATGGCTATATCGCAACTAAAATCTCTTTGTTGTCGTCGCACCTTTTGAAATCGCCAACAGATATGGCTGTGCGAAAAGCCACATCAACAGACGAAGGCGACCGGCTTTTGATCGTCAACGATGATGATGGGTCAATTGCTTGTTACACGCTGCTGCGCTCTCAGGAAGTTATTGCGCCAACAGAATGGACGACTGACGGCGAGTTCCAGGCCGTTGGAGTCGACATCTCTGACACCTATGTTGTTGTCAAGCGAACCATTGATGGCGGGCCTAAATACTATGTTGAGATCTTTGACGACGAGCTGACGCTCGACTGCGCAACAAAAGGAACATCAGGGACCACAATCACTGGTCTAGAGTATTTGCGGTTCGAGACAGTTAAGGTAATCCGAGATGGCGTGGTTGAGGCTGACCAAAGTGTTCTACTGAATAGCATCACATTTGCCACGCCTGCCACGACTAGCTATCAGATCGGATTGGATTACACGCCATTAGTCGTAACGCTGCCAGCAGAACCACGTCTTGCGTCAGGAAATATTCGCGGATTTAAGAAGCGCATCCTGGAAGTCAACAGTGAGCATTTTGAGTCTCAGGCCGTTACAGTCAATGGCGAACAAGTTGCGTTTCGTCAGTTTGGGGAGGACGTGCTTGATATTGCAGTTCAGCCGTTTACTGGAATTAAGAAATCTGGGCCACTACTCGGATTCTCAAATGAAGGTAAGATTACAATTACACAGACAGTGCCGTTACAGATGAATGTGCTGGCGCTGGATTACAAAGTATCGGTAGGGCAATGATATGAGTTTTGCAGTAATTGGAGCGATCGCATCAGGAGTCAGCGCAGTTGCGCAGATCCAAGCAGGTAAAGCCCAAGCAAAGGCTTACCAGGCGCAAGCAAAGCAGGCTGAAATTCAAGGCCGGCAGCAGGCCATTCAATATCGCCAACAAGGTGTCGCTGTGCTGCGGCGTATTCGAGAGAACGTATCTGCTACTCGAGCTCGAGCAGCTGGTGCTGGACTAGATCCTTTTGCTGGTACTCCAGCTTCATTTCAGCGTTTTGCATTAAAGCAAGGTACGCAGGAATATCAGATCGCCCAGGAAAACGCTGCCTTGGCCGAAATTGGCGGCGAGCAACAAGCGTATCAATACCAGGCCGCAGCAAGCCAGGCGCGACGCCAGGGATATATTGGCGCGGTAAGTAGCTTTGGCACTGCTGCTTTTGGCATCCAGCAAGCCGGCGGCTGGTCAGCGCTAAAGATTTAGTAAGGGATAGTAATGGCGATTCAACGGTATCAAAGAGCAGGATTACAGATCGCAGATCAACCAAGGATTGATCCGATCGGTTTGCGTGAAGGCGCTCGCACACAGCAAATGTTATCTCAAGCCCTGGACCGTGTAGCAAGTTTTGCATTTCAGCGCGCAGAACAAGAATATAAAATTGAAGCCAAGCAGCTGGGCGCAGAAATGGTCCGCACAAAAGGTGCGCAGCCAACACTGCAAGAGCTTGCAGCACAGGGCGGACCAGCTGATCTCATCGAGCGTGAAGCCTATGCAGTCGCAAATCGTGTGGCAGCTGCAGAAGTTGAGACCGAAGCGCGCATTGAAATCGACAAACTGTTGTCAGATGCAGAAACAACCAATATGGATTTCGAGACGTTCTCACAGCGTATTGATGATATCCAAGATGGCTTTCCCGCTGCCTTAATTGACCTGGACCCAGAAAGCGCAGCAATTATTGGCACTAGGCTGCAAGGCGTTAGCGCAACAGCGTTGAGTAAGTACGGCGCGTACACCAACAAGCAGGCAATTAAAGATGCCCAGGGTCGAGCGCTACTCGGCATATCACAACGGCAGCAAGATGTTTATTCACTTGCGGCGTCAGAATCTCCTGATCGCGACACTATCGTTAGCCTTGAAATTGAGTCTCTTGCAAACTATATGCGCGACCTTCAGTTCCCTGAAGACGCAATCAGCAAGATGCAAATCAACACAATGGAGCAAGCGCGTGTTGAAGGCATCATTTACGACTTTCAAAACCTGGAAGGTTTAGAAGCTAAACAAAGTTTTTTAGATGAACTCGAAGAAAAGCCACCAGCAGAACTTGGGGTTGAAGCGACCAGGACGCTGCGCACTAAACTTAGATCAGACCTAAGCAATGAGGTGTCACTGCTAAAAAACACGGCGCGTGACATCGAGGCTGAGATCAAGGACATGCGCACAATCCTGACTGAAGGCGGAGACCCTGGGCTAGAAAACTTGTACAAGATCGGCGCGCAGATTCCTCAAACAGGAACTTATGGCGAAGACGCTCAAAAAGAATACGAAAACTTGCTTTTACTGCGAGAGGCAACACTTGCGTTTCGCGGCATGAATCCCGGTGAGCTGCAGCGCAATATCAATGAAATGCGCGCAGGTATGCCTGGATTTGGTGAAGACGGTGTAGACACGTTGTTTGAAGCTGAGGTATTGAAAACAGCTGATGGCATGCTGCGCCGGATGAATACCCGCCTCGAAGAAGATCCGCTATCGTTCGCATCTGAAGTTGGCTTAATAAAGTTCACACCGATTGACTTCACAAATCCTGAAAACCTTGAGCCGTCGATCGAGAAGCGCAAAGAAGACGCACTGAAAGTATCCAGGACATATGCGACTGAGCCTAGATTTTTAACAGATGAAGAGTCGTCTGCCCTGGTCGCATCAATGAAAGGCATGGACCGGCTGCAGAAGGCACGATTCCTGGGCGTGATTAGTGAGCAATTCGGGAGGTACACTCCAGATTTGCTAGCAGAGGTATCGAAGAAGGCGCCAGATCTTGCGCATGTTGGCGGCCTGGTCACGATGGGCAAGCTAGAAGCTGTCAGTTATGCGCTGCAAGGCCAGGACCTAGAAGCAAACCCAGAGCTCACAAAGTCCAATACAGAGCTCCTGTTCAGAGAGAGACTTGGTGTATCACTGGCTTACCAGGGCGAAGCATTTGAAGCCGGGCGCCAGGTTGCAGAAAATATCTACACGGCAATGGCGTTCGAGCGAGGGTTATCTGAGTTCGACGAGGCGCTGTGGGAATCGTCCATACAAATGGCGTTTGGCTATGACAACCGCACAGGACGCGGCGGCGTTCAAACTGTTCGCGAGTTGCCTGTATTACTTCCGCCTCAGCTTGATGCTGAAGATATCGAGACCATGCTCGAAACTTTGGATGTGCAAAAAATTAATGAGCTGACAGGCTTGGAGATGGACGCAGACCTGGTGGAGCAAATCAAAGAAAACGACTCTTGGTCTGGTGATTATTCACTAATGGCAACAGACATGGGTGTATATCGGGTTGTGTTTGGCAAGCCAGGCGATCCAAAATTCAAGGTAATGACTGACAAGAATGGCAACATTCTTGAGCTCGACGCATTGAGATACCTCGAGATCAAGCCATGAGTTTTCTTTACGGCAAAAAAGATCCGTTAGACGTTCTCCCGGACCAGAAGCAGCAGTCTGCAGTTCCAACGTTGCAGCAGAATTTTGACGCTGCACAGCAGTCTGCTTATGTCGGAGATCAATCGGTGAGCAAGGGGCGTTTGCTGCAGCAGCAGTGGGAGCCGCTAATCGATGAGATCAATGCCCGTAATGACGGTATTCCATTCCCAAACCCTGCTGACGTTTATTTAGAAAACGCGCTGTCTGGCATCGTTATGCCATCGATGGTCGAATCGTTTTACCAGCAGGATGCTGATGAGATCATCAAGCACATCAACGAAAATCCAGACCTGTACCCTGATCTGTACGGGATCACGACAGAAGGGCTGCTAGAAAACGCGAAAATAGAAGCGCTTGCTTTGCGCCGCCAGTACGAGGAAACAGCTGACAAGTCGCCTGGCTTCATGGCTGGCGCAGCGCGTTTTGGCGGAGCAGTGTTTGGTACAGTTGACGATCCTGTCCTTTTGTACTCGATGGCTCAAACTCGAGGCGGTTCACTAGCTGCAAGCCTGACTGGCGTAATGTTTCGAGAAGCAGCGATCGGCGCAGGCACAGAAGCAATCATCCAGACCAGCGTTAAAGACTGGTACGAAAGCCTGGGCCTTAAATACACCTGGGAAGATTTTGCGACAAACGTGGCGATCGGTGGCGTATTTGGTGCAGGTGCGCCCCTGGTGTTTAAGATCGGCGGAGACACAATTAATCTGACAGCTGACCAGGCTAGAAAAGGTTACGAAGCATTAGTCGACAGCGGAGCATTTACACCAAGAGGCACAACCAGAGCTGCAGAGCAGCTCAGAGACACGCAAACAGACATTGCTGATGCTAACCCATTAGTTAATGAGGATGCTCATCAGGAGCGCATTAAACAAGCTGCACTGGCTGTTGAGAATAATCGTGCGCCTGCTATTTCTGATGAACCACCAGTTGACGTTAAAACGCCAGCAAGTGTTTACGACGCGGACAATATCGACGGCCTGATCTTTCGATTTGATCCAGCAGAAATCCAGGTCGATGCAGAGACATTCCAATTCAAAGCCGGCGGCGATGAGTTTGGCGTATCGGATCGGCTGCAGGGCGTCACGCAGTGGGACCCAATCAAAGCGGGTCAAATTACTGTATTCGAGTTTGCAGATGGTCAAAAGTTTATTGCCGATGGACATCAGCGTCTCGGGCTAGCCAAGCGCATCCAGGCGCAAGACCCAACACAAGATGTTCGTTTATATGGTCATGTGCTAAGAGAAGTCGACGGCATAACGCCTGAAATGGCTCGCGTGATTGCGGCGATGAAAAACATTGCTGAAGGCACAGGTACTGCGATCGATGCGGCAAAGGTGTTGCGAGTTGCTCCAGAGCGAGCCGGGGAGCTACCGCCTCGATCAGCATTAGTTCGCCAGGCTCAAGAGCTGGTAATGCTAGATGATGATGCGTTTGGCGCCATCATCAATGGGTTGATCCCTGCAAATTACGGCGCAGTAGTCGGACGGCTCATTCCTGATAATCCAGGGCTGCAGCAAAATGCAATTGATATCCTGGCAAAATCAGATCCGGCTAACGAGTTTCAGGCCGAAGCAATTGTGCGCCAGGTGCGTGAAGCAGGATTCGAGCAGCGTGAACAGGTTGGATTGTTTGGTGAAGAAGTTATCACTGAGTCGTATTTTACTGAGCGCGCAAGAATCCTGGACCGTACTCAAAAAGCATTACGCCAGGACAAAAACGCGTTTGGGTCGCTGGTAAACAATGCAGACCGGCTCGCAGCAGAAGGTAATATCCTGGCAAAAAATGCCAACCAAAGGAGAGCAGAAAATGACGCCCAAGCCCTCGCGCTCCTCCAAGCGCTCGCAAACAAAGTCGGCCCCCTCTCAGATGCGCTCACGGCAGCAGCCAGGCAAGCAAGAGAGACCGGCAGCTATACAGAACCTACTCGCGGATTCGTCGACGCTGTCCGAGACGCAATTGAATCAGGCGATTTCCAAAGGATTGGAGCTGGCGATGTTGGACGCCCTAGCCATGATCCAACGCAAAGCAGCGTCCGCCCGGATCAAGCAGAGCCAGAGCTCGAAGGATTCGATGACGCCAGCGGAACAGCTGCAGCCAGACAGGCAGATCAGCTAACCGAAGATATGCTCGGCGGTCTCGATGAAGTCGAGGCAGATCCTGCGCTGCGGTCACCAGTTGAAGAAGACAATGCGCCGCTCGAAGAGATCCGCATGCCGATCGATGACACGCTGCCAAACGATCAGATCAGAGCTCAGGTCCAGGCGCTAACACAAGAAAACGTGCCAATCATTAAAGGTTTGATCGATCGCATCGACTCGAAGTTTGGCACAGAGTCAGGCGACAATATCAAAGACCTGGCTAAAGTTATCCAAAAGGCTAACCGGCCATCGATTATTAAGAAGAAGCCCTGGCACAAAGTTTCGCATATTCGAGACAGCTACCGATTCAAGACAGTGATCGAAGACTTCCGCGACGTACCAGCAATCTTTGATGAGCTGCTAGCGGAAGGAATTAGCCTGGTCAAGATCGACACGCAAAAACTATTTAAGCCAAAAGAATGGGGCTGGAGAATTATTGCGTTTGATTTGCGCATGCCGAATGGGCAGCTAGTCGAATGGTATCTACCGATCAAAGAGCTCGAGGCGCAAAAGAAAGGACGCGGACACGCGATTTTTGAAGAGTGGCGCAACAAGACAGACGACGAGATTGCAGAGCAATGGGATGATTACCAGGCTGCAATTCGAGAAAGTTACGAAGGATATGACGACGCGTTTCAGGCGTCGCTAGATCGACTGGGGGTTTCAAGAGAAGCAGCAGAGGCTTCCTGGACCAACGCAGAAAGAGCCATATCAGAGGCGGCCTCGAAGTCAATTAAGTCTTCAGCGGAAATGACATCGTCTGCAGTACGAGGTCTAGAGACCCAAGTACCGTCTAATGTGCGAAGCACTGACGTGCCGTTATCGAGGAAAAGCCAAGCCCTAGACGTACCTGGTTCAACCAAAGCAAATGTTTCTGCCATAAATCCTCCAGAGGACAGTGTAGACGATTTGATCCCTGACATCAATTTGGACGACGAAATACCGTTTGATTTACAAATTGATGAGAACGGTGAGGTAGTATCACAGACAATGACATTGCGCCAGATGAAAGAAGAAATTGACCAGGATCAGGTAATGCTTGATCGACTCGAAGGATGCGTGCGATGAGTTTTAGAAAATGTATTGATAACGCTGAAGCAGAAGGCACTATCACAACAGATCAGGCTAAAGAAGCGCGTGATTTGTTTGATGAGTTCGACGCAAATTACAAGGGCAAAATGGCCCCTGGCTCGGCTGAGGTCAAAGCAGCGCAAGATACATTTAATGCAATCAAGCGCGAAGCGATGGAAAAGAAACGTCGCAAGTTGCTACAGGCAAGAAACTGGCAGCAAATCAGGATCAACCTGGAGTCGTATCGCAACATTAAAGGCGAGATGGATTACGGGCGTGCAGCTGAGGCGCTGTTTGCAAGCGATGGTTTAGCGCGTTACTCAAATATCGAGTTTCGAGAGCAAGCGGTAAAGAACGCAATGACCAGGAAACTGTATAACGTCCTGGGCAATTTTAGGCGCAACCTGGTTGGTCAAACTCGAAACAAAGCGCAGCAGGAAAACTTTATTCGCGCCGCGTTTGGTGAAAAAGTTGAGGACGCCAGCGCTAAAGAAATGGCAGAAGCCTGGGCAGCTGCAGCTGAATATGGCCGGGCGCGTTTTAACGCAGCTGGCGGGCGTATCCCTAAGTTAGAAAACTGGGGATTTCCGCAATCTCACAACATGCTTGCAGTACGCAAATCTACATTTCAGCAATGGCGTGAATTTATCGTACCGAAACTTGATCCGACCCGGATGATCGACCAAAAGACTGGCGTTCAGTTCACGCCGGAAAGCCTGGAGCTGGCATTGTTTGACGTGTACGAAACGATTCGTACAGACGGGATGAATAAATTGACGCCAGGCGCAATGGGCCAGGGTAAATCTCTGGCAAACCAGCGTCTCGATCATCGATTCCTAGTGTTCAAAAATGCAGATTCCTGGACGGCTTACCAAAAAGAATATGGCAATCCTGAAATATTCGACGCGATGATGGGGCATATCAGCAATATGGCGCGTGATATTGCCATGATGGAAGTGCTCGGCCCGAATCCAAAATCCACGGTGCAGTTCTTAAAGCAGACGATACAGAAGCAAGCTGCAGGGGACGAGGCAGCAGAATCAGCTGCGCGAAGCGCTGCGTCCAGGCTAGATAATTTCTACATGGCGGTGACCGGCAAAACCAATGCGCCGATCAACAGTAAGTTTGGCGCAGGATTCGCAGGTTTGCGTCAGATCTTGCAATCAGCTCAGCTGGGTGCAGCTGCAATATCTGCAATCACTGACCTTAACTTTGGCCGAATGGCGCGTGGTTTTGTTGGCTTGCCACAGACCAAGATGCTGCAGAACTATCTAAAATTGATAATGCCATTATCAGCTGACGAAAAAGGGCGCTTGGCAATTCGCCTGGGTTTAATCGCTGAAGGATGGTCCTCATTAGCTGCGGCGCAAATGCGATATGTCGGCGACATCTCTGGACCAGAGATTACGCGTCGTATTTCTGATTTTGTAATGCGTGCATCGCTGCTGTCACCAATGACTAGCGCAGGGCGGTGGGCCTTTGGCATGGAGTTCCTGGGAGACCTGGCCGACAACGCTGGCAAAACTTTTGACCAGCTCGATCCGCGCATGCAGAAAACAATGGAGCGTTACAACATTCGTGCCGATCACTGGGACATCATGCGCAGCACAGAATTGTATGACCATGATGGTGCCAAGTTTCTACGCGCTGAAGACATTGAGGCCAGGACAGATCTGGAGCCGACAGTCGCTCGAGACCTGGCGACGCGTATGATGGAGATGATTGAAACTGAAATAAACTTTGCAGTGCCATCGAGCTCGCTGCGTGGCCGAATCGCCCTTACCGGCGAGACACGGCCAGGCACTATTGCAGGTGAGCTCACTCGATCGTTTGCCATGTACAAAAACTTTGGCGTGACGCTCATCAACACACACGTCGCTCGAGGCATGCAACAGCCAGGCGTGAAAGGCAAGGGTCGTTACTATGCAGACCTTCTGATCTCAACCACACTGATGGGCGCCTTGGCGCTGCAGATGAAAGAGATCTCGAAAGGCCGCGACCCTCGTCCAATGGATGACAACGCGTTTTGGCTAGCAGCGTTTCTCCAGGGCGGCGGCCTAGGGATCTATGGTGACTTTGCATTTAGTGACGTCAACCGATTCGATCGTGGCCTGGCAGAAACAGTCGCCGGTCCAGTAGTCGGATTCGCTGATGACCTTAGAAAGCTAACAGTCGGTAACCTGGTTGAAGCATCCCAGGGCGAGGATACTAATGCTGCCAGGGAGCTGATTAAGTTTGCTGGTCGGTATACGCCAGGCTCATCGCTTTGGTATTCGCGCCTGGCATTAGAAAGAATGGTGCTCGATCAAATGCAATTGTATGCAGATCCAAAGGCAAGATCGAACATGAAGAGATTGGAGTCCAGGTTCCGGCGCGAGTATGGGCAAAAGTATTGGTGGCGCCCTGGAAAAACACAACCTGACAGGGCTCCAGACATAAGTAATGTGCTAGAGGAAGCGCCTTAAATCTGGTATATAGGAAGCAATTCAGAGGACTTATAAATGGCTGATTACAACATCAACGCAATAGCGCGAAAAGTATCCTACACCGGATCAGCTGGTGTTGGGCCGTATGCGTTTTCGTTTGAGGTATTGGATCAAACAGACGTTGCAGTCTACAAGAACGCGACGCTGTTGACCCTGACCACAGACTACACAGTGACAGTCAATGCCAACGGCACCGGCTCTGTCACTCTTGTTGTGGCGGCCACATCAGCTGACACCATCGTTATTATCGGCGCACGCGACATTGAGCGCACTACTGACTTTGTGACGGCTGGTGACCTGCGTGCCTCATCTCTAAATGAGCAGCTCGACTCGCTGACAATTTTCGACCAGCAGATCGATGAGCGCGTGGAGCGCAGCATCAAGGCGCCGGCGTATGATCCGACCGGCATCAATATGACGTTGCCGAGCAAGTCTGATAGAGCTAACGCGTTTTTAGCGTTTGATGCAAATGGTGACGTCAACGTATCTTTTGCGAGTGTGTTCACACCAACAGCTATTTTTTCCTCTCGAGCAACTGGCACAGGATTACAAACAGTTTTTGAGGTGCCAGTTAGTCTTTCTGCCAATCCATCAAGTGTGCAAATTTATATTGACGGCGTACACCAAGAAGTTAATACATACTCAATTAGTGGGTCTAATATCACATTCACTGAAGCGCCACCGCTAAACGCATCTATTGAATTTACGATTTTTAGTGTAGACGATCTCGGCTCCACAGCTGGTTCTCAAGTTTCAATTACAGACGTTAATGGGTACTACTCATCTACAGCTGTAGAAGGTGCGTTGCAAGAGATTGGTGCAACTGGACTGTTCGCAGGATCATTGGCACTTGGTACTCCATTGAGTGGAATCTTAACAAACTGCACAGGACTGCCGTTATCAACCGGCATATCTGGACTCGGCACTGGCGTTGCAGCTGATCTTGCAGTGAATCGGACTTTAACAAAAGGCGCAGGATTCACTGGCACTAGTACGCTTTACAAATCTTCAGTCATTCACCAGGGCGACTTAATTATCACCCGCATCTTTATTGACTTGACGGACTTAAACTGTGGCGATGCTGCTGGCGATATTATTGGCGATGACGGAACGGCTGACCCATGCCATATCGGGCAGATCACTGCGGCGCAAAATGGCACGATCTTCTTTGGGCAAATGCGTTGCATCGAAACCCCTGCTGGCGGTGACACAGACATAGACTTGTATGCGGCAGACGAAGGCACTGGTGTAGAAGATGGCGCAATCGCGTCACTAACTGAAACGCAAATTGTCAATGGCGGAACGCATACTGCGGGTGACGTGGATCTAATTGCAGCCAGCCCAGCAGCAGACCAGTATTTGTATTTAGTCGGTCAAGGTGGTGGCGATGCCACATACACCGCAGGCCAATTCTTAATCGAACTCTATGGGTATGCGTGAGGTAAGACATGGCGTTGACCAAAGTAAATAATCGGATGATAGATGGAGCTACGGTCAACGTATTTGACTTTTTGACTGCGGCAGAAATTGAAGACGTACAATCAAGAACAGAGAACCTTGACGTTACAGCAAACTTGCAAGCAGCTATAGACTCTGGGACAGACATATTCTTCCCTCCAGGTCTTTATAAGATTACGGCTCCTTTGGTAGTGTCATCAAAAAAATCTATCAGAGGCCCAATAAATTCAGTGATAAACAATGCGGCATCTGCTCCATGTCTTATTCACAAGGTAACAAACACCGTAGATTCGCAAGGATTGGACTCAATTATTTCAATCCACGACGATGTTGAGTCACCTCCTTATGCACCAGAATTGAAGTCAGAAAGCGTGTCAATATCTGGCTTGACGTTATTTGGGAATAATCCCTCATCTAGTTTAAGTATCGTCTCTGGAGGATCATCTAGAACAAATGCCTATGGGGTTTTTAGGGGTTCGGGGGAGAATTTCAAAGCAAGAGATCTGACAATCGTGAATTGCGACGACATTCTTCACATCCAGAGATGTTGGTTGAGCGAGGTCAGCAATGTTGTGGGGTATGGGAGAATATACCAAGGCGCAGGGACATCTACCGTTTACAACTCTTGCGAAGCTGGATTCAACAACAGAGAAGGTTATTACATTTCTGGCTCTTATATTACGATGAATTGCTGCGCCTCAGATGTCGGGGCTTACGGCAGATATAAATTTGATAGTGTCAGAGGATTAACGGTAAATAGCTGTGCTGTTGAGGGCATCAATGAGGCACTTGGTACTGGATACGATTATTCTGGGAAAGGCGCGTACATACAGTTCTTAGGTAATAACGAAGCAACAATAAATTCCTTCAGGGCGTTTGACCAAATATCTGGTGATTCAGACGCTCCAACAGATTTTATTCATTACATTAGTTTAGACACAGATGATGAGGTGACATTTATAAGTGATGCGATTGATCGTCAGCTGCCACCTCACTCAACAACAGACAAAGCCTACAAAATGTTTTATATCAATGATAACGCTAAGGTTACGATAATCAATCCACACAATTATTTAGGTAAGCCAAACTATCTTAGGAGCTATAACTCCACGTTTGCAGGTGGCGCCACACTAGAGCAAATAAGCTCAACAGACTCAGAAGCATTTATTCCGTCCTTTGAGCTTGGTGGAACTCCCGCAGTAACCTATGCGGTAAGAAAGGGCTTCTTCTCAATTATGAATGACATTCTTTATATAAATGTTCATGTCTATATTAGAAGCAAAAATGGAACTGGCAACATGGTTATCACTGGATTGCCAGCAGGAATTGTGTCGACTGGCATTAGAGTTCCCGTACAAGTTCAAAATTTGGTTGGATCTGTTTATTCGGCGGTTGGCTCATTCGACGCAAACGGAGATTGCGCTTTATTTGATGCGGCAACGGGTGCGATTCTTGATGATACAAATGTACCGTCAAATCCATTTGTTAATGTGTTTATTGACGCAACAATTAACCTGGCTCTTTAAGGATTACTGCAATGACTATTAAGCAACATGGCGGCATCTTTGGCCGCAACCCAACATTCAACGAGATCGGCGGCACACTGACTACTGCGGCGCAACCAAACATTACAAGCCTCGGTACGCAAGTTGCGAACTTGGCGTTTGCTTCTGGCAACGGCATCGACTTCTCAGCAACCGCTGGAACTGGCACAAGCGAGCTATTTGACGATTATGAAGAAGGCGCATGGACGCCTGTATTGAGGTTTGGCGGAGCAAGTGTTTCATTGTCATATTATCCTGGTGGATGGCCTGTCGGCAGATATACAAAAAATGGAAACATGGTTTATGCGTATTTTGATGTTCGTATACTCAACAAAGGAACTTCAACTGGCGACGTGACCATAGAGGGATTACCTTTTGCCACAGGCAGTACCGGTAGACAGGGTGGGTCTTTGCATTATTACGGAAATAGTGGATCCAACTGGGAAAACAATCAAGCCGTCTATGTTGAGAGCAGCACAACTGTTATAAAATTAGGTTACGCCAACGCTGGGAACACTGCTGCTCATACTGATGCAGATGTGTTGAATTTTGGAATATACACAGGTTTTGTAATCTACAATGTTTAACTTATCACCAGTGGATTCTGGTGACTGACAGTCCAAGCCATAGGAGGAAAACATGGCACTCACGAAAGAAGTAATAAACGACAAGATTGAGGTGGTACGCACTGAAGCTGGCTATCCAGTAATTCAGGTTCGCACTGCGACGATCATCAAAGAGGATGGCGTAGCTATCAGCAAGAACTTTCACCGCCGTGTGGTCACACCAGGCGATGACTTCCTTGCAGAGCAAGACGCTGATGTGCTGGCGATCATCCAAGCAACATTTGATGCTGATGCACAGGCAGCATATGCAGCTCATATGGCTAATATAGCCGAGCAGGAGGCGTGACATGGCTGAACTTACTAGCAAATCAATCAGCGCAGAAAACACTTTCACCGATGCAGTCTTGATTCGCGCCGGCTACTTCAGCCTGTCGATCCAAGGACTCAGCGACTCAACAGTGACAGTGCAGAAGTCATACGACCAGGACACCATTACCAACTGGGAAGACGTGGACTCATTCACTGCGTCGGCTGAAGAGGTCGGCTTTGAGCCAGAAGATGTGTACTATCGTGCGGGTATCAAGACAGGTGACTATGGATCTGACACTGTTACAATCCGCATAGGTTACAACGACTTGCCAAACGGCTAACCGGAGACTTAGCAATGAGCGACCAAAAGCAAAACATTCCATTGACCGATTCACAGATTGAAGCGATTGCGGAACGTGCAGCTGAGGTCGCTCTGAATAAGGTTTACGCAGACGTCGGCAAGAACGTCCTCAAGAGAATGGCATGGCTGACAGGGGTGGCAGTTATTGGCCTGGCGTTATGGCTGGCTGGTAACGGGTCGCTGCCAAAGGGATAGTCATGGACCCCCTAACTGCGATAGCTGCCTTCAACGCAAGTTACGCAGTCGTCAAAACAGCTGCTCAAAATGCTGGTGAGATCTCAGAGATCTTTGCTGGCATCGGCAAGATGCTATCAGCCAGGCAAGCAGTCGAGAAAGCAAACGCCGGTAGCCCAGAGAAATCAGACCTGGAGCTGTATGCTGCCAAGGTAGAGCTGGATCAGAAGTGGGCAGAGATCAAAGAGATGCTGATGTGGACCGGCCACTGGAACGCATACGAAAAGTTCGTCCAGGATCGACGCGAGCAAGAGAAGCAAGCCAAGATCCGACAGGTGCGTGAAGCGCAGCGCAAGAAGAAACTGTACATCGACATTGCGATCATTGTCGGTGGAGTTCTGACAACATTGGTTGTGATTGCGACGTTTCTCTGGGCAATCAGCGAGGCAAGAGGATGAGTTATTTTAAGTCGGGGATCATGTCCCCACATGCACAGCTGGAGATGGCACACCGGCGTCTTGGCGACGCACAACAAGTGCAACTGTTCGGATTCAATCGATCCATTGAGACCGGCTACGAAACTGTCTGGAACAATGGCGGTGGACTCTACACATTCCCAACTGAAGCGCTCACCATGAGCTGCGTGTCATCGTCTACATCAGACACCATGAGCATCTTGATCCAAGGACTCGACGCAAACTATGAGGCGCTAGACGACATCGTTGTCCTGACCGGCACCACACCTGTCAGCACAAACGTACCGTTCTTTCGCATTAACACTGTCGTCATTCTGTCTGGCAATAATGTCGGCAACATTAGCCTGACAAATGGAGGCACAACCTATGCCTACATCGAGGCGGAACATGGTACGGAACAGGCGATCATCTATACGACGCCGGCACGCCAGTCACTTTATGTCTTCACGGCCCAGTTCACATCTGGAACCGTCAACCCAAACAAGTACCTCACCAGTCGAGGCGTCACCAGGTCAAGCACAGGACGCATCATCAGGTTCTGGGAATCCACATTCCAACAAGACGTGATCTTTGACCTGGCTGTACCATTCCGCGTGCCACCAAAGACTGACTTCACCATTGAAGCGAAGTCGAGTAGCGGAACCAACGAGCTGTCGATATATCTTGGCGCCGTATTACTGGAAGAGGATTTGTAAAATGTGGATCTTGTTCGTCATCTTACTGGAGGCGGACAGATATATTGTCGGTCCGCAAGGTGTGTACCCAACAATGCAGGACTGCTTTGAGGCGCGTGAGTTTGTAGTGCAGACTGCACCACAGCCGAAGATTAACTACGAAGTTGTCTGCGTACAGACAGATCACAACATAGGAGGCACATGATGTTCAGTGTCATCAGTAAAATGCTTGGATCAGGTGATGTAATCTCGAAAGGGATGGACCTGATCGACTCGATGCACACAAGCACAGAGGAAGAGATCCAGGCAAAGGCCAAGGCAAAAACGGACTTGTTGTCCGCATATGCACCATTCAAACTAGCGCAGCGTTACCTGGCGTTGATGTTCACCGCTGTGTTTTTGGGAATGTTTGTCCTGGTTATGGGGATGACGTTAGCCGGCCAAGGAGATGTTGACGCAGTCAAACAAATCTTGGGCGACTTTTGGATTGGCGAGATCGTTTTGGTCATCGTCTCATTTTATTTCGGCGGAGGCTTAGCAGAATCAGTCGGATCAGCAAGGAGAAATAAATGAGCTTATACGAAAACATTAACAAGCGCCGCAAGGCAGGTACGTCTCGGCCAAAGAGCGAGAGCACGATCAGCGAAAAGATGTACAAGAAGATGAAGCAGAAGAAAGGCGGCTTTGCGCCAAAGAAGGATAGCAAATGAGCTGGGAGTCTCCGTACTTCACACAAGATGAGATGCGCTGCCAGTGTGGCTGCAACGAAGACGGCATGGACCCTGACTTCATGGAGAAGCTGACCAATTTGCGCGCCGACTGGGGTCAACCAATGGTCATCACTTCAGGGTACCGCTGTCCGCATCATCCGATCGAGGCGAGGAAGTCAAAGCCTGGCGCGCATACGTCTGGTCATGCAGCAGACGTTGCCATTTATGGCGAAGATGCCTACAAGCTGCTGTGTGTAGCACTAGGGCATGGCTTCACCGGCGTAGGGATTGCGCAGAAAGGTTCCTACGGTTCCAGGTTCCTTCACCTGGACGATCTCGAAACTGACGACGGATTCCCCCGACCGACTATCTG